CTCGCCCAGTACCCAGCGGATGGCGTCCACGATGTTGGATTTACCGCTGCCGTTGGGGCCTACGATGGCGGTAATGCCCCGACCGAACTGCATGACCGTCTTGTCGGGAAAGGACTTGAAGCCTTGTATTTCAAGCGCTTTTAAGTACATGGACTCACCCCCATCTTCTTAAATCTTCTCAAATCATTGTGCCGCAATAGTTTTAGCATTGTTGTGAACCCCATAATTTCTTATAAGTTGCCGTATTTTTTTCGTCAAGTGGTGTAAATTTTGGTGTAAAAGATGTTCGCCCTTTATTTTACACCACAAAAACCTTGAAACCATTGTGGCAGAACGGTTAGGAGATTTTGAACGCGCCATTGAGGGCTTGCATTGTCTCCACTTTTTTGTCTTTCAATGCTTTCGCATAGGTTTCCATTGTTGTCCGAATGTTGCGGTGCCCCATAATATCTTGGAGTACCTTGATGTTGACATCACTCTCGCACATTCTTGTGCAGAATGTATGCCTTAAAATGTGGGCACTTATCTTTGGAAGATAACACGGCTGTCTGTTTTCCTCAAGTGCCTTTGCGTATTCTTCCTTGTTATACGATGTCGTTATGCCCTGAATAGCATCGTAAATAAAGGACTGCGTATATACTTGACCACTGTTGTTAAGGAACACAAAGTCTGTATAGCCATCAACGACGAACTTCTTTCTGTTTCCACGCTTTCTATCTCGTTCTCGTAGCAGTGCAGTCTTTACATCATCGAACATTGGAATTTCTCTGTTGCCAGCTTCAGTCTTGGGGGAGGATATTCTGTATCGGTAGTTACCATCTTCTCCCCTCTTGTACATCAGTGCGTGTGTCACATGAATGATGCCTTCTTCAAAATCACAGTCGCACCATCTTAACCCAAGAGCTTCGCCAATTCTCATACCAGTTCCAAGTAAGACTGTAAATAAGTTTGCCAGTCTATTGTACTGCCGTGATGAATAGATATAGTCAATGAAAACCGCCTGCTGCTCAGTTGTCAAAGGTTCTCGGCAGGCAGGCGAAAGTTCAGTTGTCTTTCGAAAATTACGAAAGGCATTTGATGCAGGATTGATGCGGATGATGTTATCCATCACGGCGTTCTCAAATATCTGATAGATAATAGAGTGTGCCTTCTGTGCGGTTGTAGGATTTACTCCACCATCGCTGACCATCGTTTGATACAGTTTTTGGATTTCTGTCGGCTTGATTTTGCCTATTGACTTACCACCGATTACTGGCTTGATATGTTTGCCGTAGATGTCGTTGTAACAACACCGTGTGCTTTCCTTCAAGTCCTTTCTGATGTCCATAAACTGGCGAAACAGGTCGTCCACAGTTGTGTGCTCTGCATCATTTGTTTTGATTTTATCGTCGAGGTCTTTAAGTATGCGCTTTTCCTTGTCTCGTAACGATTGTGAGTCTCGCTGTCCTTCCTTTAATCTGTCGGTGCTGACCAGTTTCCAACTATACACAGCTCGACGCTTGCCGGTACTATCCGTATAGCGAAACATATACTTGCCGTCTGGTCGCTGGACTTCACCGTTGCGTAGAATACGCCCCTTGTTATCTCTGCGCTTTTCTATCATATTGACTCCTTTTCTGGAGAAAAAGGAATCTGGCATAGGTATTATACATTATACCACACCATATACCCTTTTTCAAGTTTCTAAACCAACTCGCATTGGTCTATGTATTTTTCAAAGAGCTTTCTTTTGATTTGTGCTCTGTTTCCATTCCAGAAAATAAAGTCTGCATCTTTGTTTTCACTGATGATGCGCCTCAGCTTGTTTTCGCCAATGCGAAAATATTTGGATGCTTCTTCTACTGTTAATGTATATTGCTCCCAAAATGGTATTTCGTTATTTCTCAATTACACCACCTCGTTTTCTTGGAAAAATAAAAGGGCTGGCAATTAAGCCAGCCCCATTTTACTTCTTGAGTACACAAGGGTTTTATTTCTTTGTGTCGGTAGACCCCATACCGCCGTTTCTCACGCCGTCTGCGCTGTCTGAGTATGTGATACCGTATGGAATGAAGATAGCCTGCAGGAAACCGTCTCCTGCCTTGATTTCAAGCTCCTTGCCCTCGTTACTGTCATTGGTAATTTTGGCAAAGATATGCCCTTCGTTATAGGAATAGTAGTAGTCGCTGTCGATTACGCCCATTGTGTTGTTGAGCTGCATACGATATTTGAAACCCAGACCGCTGCGAGGAAGGCAACCGAGCCACCAACCCTCATCAATCTTTACACGAACGCCAGTAGGCACCTTGAGCGTTGCACCGGGTGCAAGCGTAAATGAAAACGGCGCCTTGAAGTCATATCCTGCGCTGCCGCTTGTGGCTCTTGTGGGAAGAGCAAGCGTGTCGTAAGCCAGCTTGATGATTTCGTTGTCGTACTCAGTATTGAAGATTTCCTTCATTGCCTCGCAAAACTGTTCGTAGCTTACTTTTTCAAATTCTCCAACTCTGTTCATTGGTATCTCCTCCGATTATTCTTTATGATTGGATGCATCACAGGTGCAGGTAGGCTCTACACTCCACCAAGGTGATGGTGTACTGGGCGGTGCATATGGGTATGGATTGAACGGCGGGAAGTATGTGGTATCATCATCTTCCGTTGTCTCTGTGACGGTTTCTTTCAGGAGCTTACCATCCGTATCATACTCGCGCACGGTCTCCTTGATAGTCCTTTTGACCATAGCCGCCTCACTTTCTTAGTGCTTTGGCAATCATACACCCAGATGCGATAATTGACGCAATGCCAGCCGCACCCACAATGATGTCCAGAGGGGTTACAGGGAGTTCGAGCTCGTGTTCGATGAGCGTCTCTTCGCCGTAATCATCATCACAATCACAGGCGCATGAACAGGTGACAGCGGATGGAACATCGGGGAGTTCGAGGGTCTCAGTGACCACCTTGTGAACGACCTTACCGTCGCCGTCGTACTCATATTTCGTATCGATTGTATTGGTTTGGATTTGTTTAGCTACTAACATAATTTCCTCCTTTAATTCTGCAACAGAGCAGCACTATATGTGTTCTCCAAAAGTGCTGTGATTGTCATTACACCAACACCTCCCGGTACTGGTGTGACTGCATAAGCTTTTCGCAGTACATCTTCAAAGCAAACATCGCCAATAAGCTTTCCGTCTGCTGTCCTGTTGATGCCCACATCAATAACGATTGCGTCTTCCTGCACCATATCTGCAGTTATGAACCCTGCTTTGCCAACGGAAGAGATGAGAATGTCAGCTTTGCTTGTAATTTCTTGAAGCCCCTCAGTTCGTGAGTGGCACAGTGTCACTGTAGCGTTATTGTGTGTAAGCAAAATAGACATTGGCTTGCCGACGATATCACTTCGCCCTACAACAACACAGTTGGCGCCAGACACGGAACCACAGGTGTCATCAAGAATATGTGTATTTTTATAAAGACAAAAAGCCATTCAGTCTGACTGGCTGTACTTGTAACTTCTCTATCGTAAGCTTCACCAATAAAATGGGTACCCCCATTTTGAGCAAGGAGATGAAGGGGATTTATAACGATGAGGTTACAGCGGACAATGTCTTGACTGTCACATTGACTCCCACCGAAACGGTTGAACTGTTCGGCAAGTATATCTACCAAATCATCATTCGTGATATCGAGGGTGATGTAGAAATACCCAAGCAGGGTATTCTGTATGTCACAAACAATATCAACAAGAATTTCATCAAACAGCAGTAAAACCGGATGCGTCAGCGTCCGGCTTTTATTATGCCCATTTTGATTTTGAAGGAGGATAAAACTCTATGAATACCAACTATTTTCTGAACTGTGTGGCAGGAAATGTTTTTCAGACTAAGACGAGTCCTGCGATTCCCACTGCTTACTACATCGGACTGAGCACTACCGCTCCCGCCGTTGACGGCACTGGCGTCAATGAGCCTTCTACCGATGCTGGTTACTCCCGTGTTCCGCTCACCTCTCTGAGCGAGCCCACTGATGGTCTCGTCACAAACACTCTGGCTATCAACTTTGATGAGAGTACCGCAAGCTGGGGTACAATTACCCATTTCGTAATCTATGATGCAGCCGATGCTGACTCCGGCAACCTGCTGATGTTTGGTGCGCTGTCCACTCCTCGTGCTGTTGAGGCGGCTACCATTATGACCATCAAGGAGAATTATCTCAAGCTGTCCGTAACGAACCCTGCGTAAATAAGGAGATGAGTCGCATATGGCTAAGGAATTTGACATCTATCTAAACAATCGCCTTACTCAATGCGACATTATCGTCTACTCCATTCCGTACCGTGATGGACTGACGGCTATGAACAAGTTGATACTGGAAAGTTGTATCGAAGAGTACACGCTTATGAAGTTCATCGCTATGCAGACCGAGTCTGAACTTGTCTCGCATATTGACGAGATGCTGAAGATTTGTTGCGAGCGATTGACTCTTGATACAAATATCGACGCTTCTGCCAAGTTCAATGTTTTGTATGCGGCTCACCCAGAGCCCGCAACCATTGAGCTTTCGGCAGACGAGGTCAAGATGCTGGCTACATCTTTCACAGATGCAGAGAGTGCCATGCAGATTGTTGCCGCACCTTTGCTTGCCTATGTTGGCAAATCTGTCGGCAGCGGAGAGTCTGCTATTGAGCTTGATGCAACAGCAAGCGAGGTCAAGCGCAGTATCGAAAAGTTCTCGTCTTTGATGGAGCTTGACGCAAAGATTGAAAAAATAAACACGCAGAGTTTCTTGGACATTGGGTGTAGCGTGCCTATTGCGTCAGAGGTTGCTAATCTGTGTTATCGAATCAGCACCGCAGTTGACACTGCTATGGAGATTACTGCGGCTGTGCTTGGTACAGAGATTCACTTCTCCCTTGGAAGCGGTGAAAATGCGATTGTGCTTGGCGCCAATGTTGATGGTGGCGATGTCGTAACCAAGCGTCTTGCCATCGAGAGCACAGTATCAATTTTGGCTGATGTGACGGAATCTATCACTCAGTTTATGCACCCAACGGAGAGCTCTATGCTGTTCGGTATGGACGCTGAAAGCATCATAAAGCGGCACAGACTGCTTGGAGAAATGGACGCAGACGCACTTGTGTCCTATGACGATATGACGCTTGAAGAAGTTGACTTTGTAATTTTGTAATGAACGGAGGTGAAATGAGTGTTTTATATCAAGCTTGATGAAAGCATGAACCTTGTTGTCACTGTAAATGAACCACTCTATCGTGGTGACAATTTGAACCGAAAAATCACCTACCTTGTTCCTAAAACGGTCGGTGAAATCGATATGCTGACTGCCAGTATTTTTCTGACTTTCGTTAGAGCGGATGGCGTTCCCGATATTGTGATTCTGGAACGACAAGAGGAGCCGTATAACGACTCATACTATCAGTATGTGTTCCCTGTTACCTGCAAACTGACTATGTTCCCCGGTGAGGTATGCACCTGGATGCAGATTTTCGCAGGCACTCCTTCCAATCCTACTATTTCAAAGAGTGGCGAATGTATGTTGTACATCCAAAACTCCAAGGACTCTGACGATTATATTTCCGACCAGAAAATCACCGCTATGTATCAGCTTTATGCAAAGCTGAATGAGCAAGGCGAGAAGCTGGACGATGTAAGCGAGGAGCTCGCCACAAAGGCAGACGGTCTCGTTTACGACGCTGAAGAGGAATCATTGACGCTGACATCTGATGGCGAAGAGGTTGGTGAGCCTGTAGATGTAAGCGACATGGTTAATAAAGATGATGTCATTCACTTTGACAGCGGTGATGCACCTGCGGATGACCCGGATGCCGTCATCTATTTCTAAAACAAGGAGGAGGTGATATGGAACTATCTAAAATCAAAGGGTTTGAACGACTATGGCGTGGCGGGGCTTATGGGCAACCTCTACGCCGAGTCTGGTTTGAACCCTAAAAATCTACAACAGACATATGAGCGTAGCCTTGGCTACACAGATGCTTCTTACACCGCTGCAGTAGACAATGGTTCTTACAAGAACTTTGTCAGAGACTCTGCGGGGTATGGTCTTGCACAGTGGACATTCTGGTCTCGCAAGGAGGCTCTCTTAGCCTTCGCAAAGGCTGCAGGAGCGTCCATTGGCGATTTGGATATGCAGCTCAACTTCCTATGGAAAGAGCTGTCTGAGGGCTACAGAAGCGTTCTGGGTGTGCTTATGAATGCTTCATCAGTCTTAGAAGCATCTAATGCTGTGCTCTTTAATTTCGAGCGTCCTGCCAATCAGGATAAAAGCGTACAAGCTAAGAGAGCAAGCTTCGGTCAAGTGTATTACGACAAGTATGCTGGCAAGCAAACCGATGAAATCTCCGCAGATGATTTCGCTAAATTGTTTGCGGAAATGAGGAGCAAACTGCAAACCAATGATTGCAACAGCTATAGTGCAGAGGCACGACAGTGGGCTGTTGGTCGTGGTTTAATTGCTGGCAACGGTACACTCATCAATAACGAACCAAACTATATGTGGTCTGACTTCGTAACACGAGAACAACTCGTCACTGTATTGTACCGCTTTGCTCAAATGTGAGAAAGGGGTGTTGTAAATGGTAGGTATCGAAAACATCATTGCACAGGATGGCTATCTGGTAGATAGCTCCACTGGTAACAAGGTTGTGTTCTATGAATGTGACCCACAAAAGAATACTGAGTGTGACAAATCACTCTGCCGTGCAATGCTTGCAGAAGACGATGGTGATTTTGGTTTCTGTGCTAAGACGCCCAACCCTGCTTTCCGTAAAGATGGCGGCAGAGCTTTTTATGCCATTTTGAAGGACGGCACCTATTGGGGTCGTGAGTACATCGATTGAAATCCGTTACAAAGCGAGGTGAACGCAAATGACAAAGAGTGAATGTATTGCTTGGGTTGAGTCCCATATGGAAGTCCGATATGCAACTTCCAATGGTGCCTATCAATCCGGCAGAAAAATCAATCCGCAAGGAAGCGTCAATCATTCTGTTGGATGCGCCCAACCCTCTGCCGATGTGTTCTTTAATCTGATGAATAAATCTTCTGCCGGGTGGGGTGTAAACGCCATCCTCGGTGACTTCCATAAGGGCGATGGTCGTATCCTGGTTGTATTGCCGCTTGATGCTCGTCCTTGGGGATGTGGCTCCGGCAAGAAGGGTTCTTGGAATAACACTAAGGTTCAGTGGGAGGTCTGCGAACCCGCAGGTCATACATACGCAGGCGGCACTATGATTGGATACGATGTTGCTAAGAACCAAACCTATTTTGACCGTATGTGGAAAATGCTTGTAAGCTGGAATGTTTATATGGTCGTAAAGTTTGGTTACAGCATCGACGGTATCTCTGACCACGCAGAAAGCTACAGAGCTGGCTATGGTTCAAACCACGCCGATATGGGTCAGTGGCTCCCTAAGCACGGCAAGAGCATGGATGCACTTCGTCAAGAGGTACAAGCAATTCTGAACAATACAGAAATGGAGGATGATGAAGATATGGATGTAGTAAGATTCGAAGAGCTTTGGCATGAGATGCGTAAGGGTCTGCAGGATAACGATTGCAGCACTTACAGTGCAGAGGCACGACAGTGGGCGGTCGCCAATGGTCTGATTACCGGTAACGGTACTACCATCAATGGCGAGCCGAATTGTATGTGGGCTGATATGCTCACCAGAGAGCAGTTCGTCACCGTCCTCTATCGCTTTGCTCAGTTGATGGGTAAGGTGTAATGAAAATTATGGGTACACAAGGAAAGCGTGTGTCCAGAAGTAGTAAAGGGAAAAAGCAGTTGGAGTTTTCAAAGAAACTCATTGCTGATATACGGGGACTCTTATGGGTCGTGACGGTCGGCGGGCTTATGCTTGCCGCCCTTTGTATTTATAAGGGTTATCTTGGTTCCCTGCCGTGGCTCTCAGCTATGGTTGGACTGCCGTGGACAGCACACGGAGTTGTGTGCTCTTTCTATTTGAATATGGCAAAGTCTGACCACAGCGCAGGCGGCATTACTTTTGAGACTGCAAGAGCAAATGGGTTCTCAGCGGCTAATGTGTCCACAGGTTACACAGGAAGCAGAGAGAGTCCCGGAATCTAAAACAGGAGGTAATTGCTATGGAGTGGGTAGAGTTTGCTTTGTCTATCGTGGCAGGTTTGGCTGCCGCCATTCCTTTGGTTATCAAGCTTGTTGAGTATGTGCAGAAAGCCATTAAGGAAAAGAACTGGGGCACTATGCTCGATATGGTTATGACTTATATGGAGACTGCTGAGAACAAGTTTGAAACCGGTGCTGAGAAGAAGGAATGGGTTCTTGCTATGGTGAAGGCGTCCGCCAACACCATCAACTATGATATCGACCTCGATGTCATTGGCAAGATGATTGACGACCTCTGTGATATGAGTAATGTCATCAACCCGCCCGCAAGTAAGGCGGGTGAATAAGGCATATGATTAGCTATCTCGAATATTTGAATGTGCCTGTTGTGGTTGGTCTTTGTATCGTTGGCTGTCTTCTTGTGATGAATTTTATTGGAGAAGTTCTTGAGTTCAAAGGGAAGATTGTTCCCGAATGGATGAAGTTTCGAAAATTCTTTTCTCGCAAAAAGGCTGAGCGAGCAGAGACAACACAAACGCTAAGAGAGGTCAAACAACTTCTTAGTGAGGTGAACGCCCATTATTCAGCAGATAACATCACAAAGCGTGATAGCTGGATGAGTTGGGTAAACAGCCGAGCTGTTTTATATGATGAGTCAATCGTCGAAATTAAAGCAAATATGTCCGATGTCACTCAGGCGTTAAGAGACAACACCAAGCTGACAGAGGAAATGTTTATCCAGAGCAGCAGAGATAGAATCATCGACTTTGCCGCTAAAGTGGTAGACGAGAACGCTCCCGTGTCAAGAGAGGAATTCAACAGAATTTTCAAAGTATATACAAAGTACGAGAAGTTCCTTGAAGACCACGACATGACCAACGGTGAAATCGACATCGCCTACCGGATAATCAATGAATCATATGAGAAGCATATGAGGAATCATTCGTTCATCGAAGACATTCGTGGTTACTAAACCACTACAAACCAAACCAATCTGATATTTTGTGGGTGTAAATATCAAATTGCTATCTAACATTCAGAGTGTTAGTGTTCAAAATTTTTGGGAGAGTTATTCTGCAATCGCAGGGTAGCTCTCCTTTTTTTGTCAGGAAAACTATACAGAATTTGTGACAAAAAAATAAGGGCAGGAACGGAATTATCTCCCGAACCTGCCCTATCTCATAATGTCCCTCAGAACCGCTTTTTACGGCTCTCTGAGGGATTCTTTTTGCGGGTGACACCGAGGGTGCCGAAGCTAATTAAAGCGCTCACAGCGGCTTCTGAAGGCTCCTGTGACGCTTTCTGCTTGCTTACAACAGTGCTACTTAATTATCAGTAGCATTCTTATAAACAAGCAGAATATGTATGTTGCCCCGATAAGACGAGGCAGATTTCCCTATGCCAGTTCCTTCTTCAAATGGTGTAAAAGTGGTGTAACTTTACATATCATATGTCCGAAAACACTATGTGCGACAAGGGTTTGGAGAGATTTTGGGTATTTCCAGCGCTTTTAAGAACAAAAAAGCACCCTCTTCTGCCAAATGGGCATAATAGTACATTCTGATTTATTGTATCAAAAAATGAGAATGATTACAAGGTTTTCCAACGGAAAAAAGGCCTCTTTCGAGGCCTTTTCAACCGGTTATAAGCTTGTTATTCCCCCTGTACCTGCTCCCACAGAGCAAGGACCTGCGTCCGCTGGGGCTCTTCCTGCTGCAGCAGGGTCTGCAGGATGCCGTCCATGGCGGTGCTGCCGAAATCATCGTGGGCGGTGGCGCTTCTGCCGTGATAGAACCGCATCCGTCCGGCGTCATAGCTGGGGTCGGCGTCAAAATAAGCTGCCGCCTCCCGCGCTCTGCGGAGATAGACCAGCGCCTTGTCCTGCTCCTGCAATTTTACCGACAGGATGGCACAGCCGGCGTAAATGGCGGCGTTCATCTTATGCAGATAGCAGCTGCCCTCGGGGTACAGACCTTCGTACAGGTCGATGAGCCACTCCTGCAGCGCCCGCGCCTGCTCATGGTCTCCCCGGCCCTCCGAAAGGCTGTTCCACAGCACCATGGCAGACCGCTCCATGCGGGTGAGGTTCTCCATCAGGCTTTCAGAGGACACCTGAATGGCCTCCTCCCAGCGGTCCAGCTTGAGCAGCGTCAGCCCCAGCAGGTCATCGTAGACGCCGCCCTCGTTGTGAGTCTTGAGGATGTCCAGCGCCTTGTCATATTCCTCCAGACAGTGGTGACACTGGCTGATGTGGGCATAGAGGGTACGCAGACCCACCTCGCTGTCCCGATTCTGGTCCAGCAAACCGGTGGCCCGCTGATACAGTCCGATGGCGCGGCGGAAGGCATCCTTCTCACCGGTATCCAGCGCCAGCATCTCAAAAAACACAGCACTGCGGTAGACCACGCCAAAGTGATTGGGGAAATTCTGCAGAGCCTTTTCCGCCTTGACGCGGCCTTTTTCAAAGGCACGTTCGCCGGTACACTGTTTGACGGCCTCGGCCTGCGCGTCAGCCCC